AGTGTGTAAATGAGTTATTCATCACTGCCTCGTAAAATTTGGCAGTTGCTGGAACCATTCGTTCTGCAGAGTTTGGATAACTCACCACTGGCATTCCCTCTTCATCAAACAACATAAAAGTTCTAGAGTATCTTGCAGGATCAAACACAACTTCACGAATGCTATAGTCTGGATTTCTATAAGCATCAATAATAGTCTGTTCTACTTCTGCTACAGGTATAAACCAGTTCTGATCTGCATCATCTGGTCTTTCCCAAATTGCAAGAATGTCTAAGTGAGGCTTTTCTCCACCTAGGAACCATGCAACTATAGCAGTTGAGTCTCCATTAAAAGATCCATCAAAGCCAAGTATAACATCTTCTTGTGGAATCTGTTCTCTGTTTTTAAGAGTTAATGCATCCCAGGCATCAGTAGGAATCCAAGTCTGGGCAGAATCAGTCCAAAGGTTTAGTCTCTTAGTTTTAAATTCAGCCTCTGGAGTCAAAAGTGAAGCAGACTTCATATCTTCTGCAGATAATATATCTCCATATGATGGATTCGCAATACGCCAGTTGTCTTCGTCCTTGTAGTTAAGTTTTTCATCGCCTTGATACCAGGCGAAAAAGAAGGAAGGATCTTCAACCTCACCCTTTGCAAGTTGTACGCCTCTATTGTACATTTGGAAACAGAGGGATTCTTTACCTGATGAGTCATACTTCGTTCCAGCAGTGGTGATTGCTACAAGCATTGGCTCTAAACGAGCACCCATAGACAAAGACATTGTGTCATACAACTCTCTATTTGGCTGTGAGTGTAACTCGTCAAATGCCACAAATGTAGAGTTTAAACCTTCTTTCGTGAACGCTTCTGACGACAAGGCTCTGTAAACTGTACCAGTACCTGGGTTATAAATAACATCTCTATATGTAGTTAGTACTGCTGAGAGTTCTGGTTCTAACTCAATCATTCTCTTTACCGTTTTAAAAATAATCTTAGCCTGATCTTTATCTGCAGCACATGAATAAATCTGTCCACCGTTTACGCCAAGCAATAACTGCTCTAGGACCAGAGTCGCTAGTAGTGCAGACTTGCCTGCTTTGCGAGGTATCCCAATCAAAGCACGGCGATGTTTTAGAAGGCCATCTTCGTTTTCTGCATATAAATTTATTAGTAGTTCTTTTTGCCAGGGACGCAGGATTAATTTCTCTCCTACATTACCTGCAATTGAATCTTCTGTTATACGGCATAATGTCTCAGCAAAATCTATAACATCATATCCACGACTATTTTTTAATTGAAGTGCGGAAATTGGAGAGAGGTATGTTGGAGGCCATGATTGTATTTTCTCCATGCTTATCCCTTAAATGCTAACGAGAGCCTATCCTTGTCAAAATCAATATCTATGATTTCTACTTGTAAATCATGACCAATGGTAAATTGCTCAGGAGTCCATTTGCCCATTTTAGATTGATGGATTAAACCAGAGACTAAGCCAAGAGAAACAAATACTCCAAAGTTAGTAATACCTGAAACCTTGCCAGTATGTACTTGGCCTACTGCCAATTTACTAAACTGAATCTTCTTATCTTCCTTTTGGTTATTCTCAATAAGTACTCTTCGTGAAATAACAATATTGCCCTTTGCTCTATCAAACTGGATGATCTTGGCATCTACAATTTGGCCAACATAATTAGCCAGGTCCTCTGTCTTATCAACATAAAATTGAGATGCTGGCAAAAATGCTCTTAGGCCAATATCTACTATCATGCCACCTTTGACAATTCTAGTGATTTCTCCAGAAACCAGTTTGTCTTCTGAATTCCATATGGCCTCAACAGAGTTCCATAGAATCTCAACCTCTGCCTCTTTCATAGATAGGACATAGCCTTCGTCATCTAGGCCTATTACAGTAGCCTGTATAACTTGGCCTATTGAGACAACATCATGAATATCAAATATCCTCTTGGCAGTTACTTCCTTCTTTGGGATATGGCCTTCGCTCTTACAGCCAATATCTAGAAGTATGCCTTCACGATCAATTTGAACAACTGTTCCTGTGACAATATCACCAACAAAGTACTCCTTCATTGATTCGTCTATTGCTCTTAGGAAGTCTTCTGGTGTTCCTATATCGTTAAGTGTTACTTGGTTCATACTCAGCCCCTTGGTTTATGTCTTCTTCTTCAAAAATTACTTTGGCACGATTCTGCCTTTTCTCTAACAATTTATCAATTGAGGTTGCTGCTCTTACTTCTGCAACTCCTAAACGAGATCTTGAAACTGGATCAAATGCCAGTGAGGTCAGAGCATCCGTAAATGCTTTGTTAACTGCTACATATGCTTTAGCATCTGCAGGCTCTGTGGAAATCATATAACGCTCTCTTGCTGCTTCATTGGCATCAGCAAGGTTTGCTGCATTCTTAACTGACTCAATATCACTAACTGGACTAAGCCAAGTTATAGCCACGCCCCAAGCACGATTCCACAAATCTAATCCAGACTGATTAAGATTTTCTGGTGGTGTTGGTATTTCCTTAGCCATTGGTAAATGCGTAATCACATTTAAATCAGGCAAAGGATGATTTCCAGGGTTGCCCATAAGCCTCTTTAATTCATTAGGCTTAGGAGGTCTTCCCGCAGTTGGTTGAGCCATTAGTTTATTTTTTCCTTTTCTACGAATTCCTTTTTGCAACATCGTTGACAAAACTTGGCCAAATGTCCAAATCTGATAATATTGCTATATTATACAGAACAGGGCAGCCAGGGTAAGGAAGAATTATTCACGCTCAACTTTTGACCCATACCCAGGGTCTGCCAGGGATGGGGGTGAGGGTGGTTGCCTTATGTTAGTTTATTTAGATTATTTAACCTTTAGAACTATTGCATTTTCTACACAAAACAGATATGTTATCTAAAGTATTTAATCCACCATTTGCTATTGAAAGTATATGATCCGCCGTTAGGTCTTTTGTTGATCCACATTTTGTACACCATGGTTGCATCTGTCTTGCTAATCGTGACATTTGCTGCCACTCCCAGTCATATTGATTATGTCTTCTTCTGGGATTCCTTGCTTGCTGCAGTCTTGCACATTGATCGCATCTAGATTTTCTTACTAGGATTCCACAGCCAGGGCACGGCCTATTAAATTTCATATTATATTTATTTATTCTGATTAATATATATTATAACTAATTAATCTAATTCTTCTGCAATACTTGAGCACTCATCACAGTCTATATCATTATCATAATTATCATACTTGATCATGCTACCCAGGTGCTCATCAAATAATGTTAGAGTTGTAGCAGCACCTCTATTTAAAAGGGAATCAATTGCATCAAATGATAATCTCTCATCTGTATCTATCTGAACATTAACTGGACCTAAACTCATACTCATACTAAACATTGTTATCCTTATGGTTGTTGGTATCTTTATCTATCCCGTCAAAATTATCTAGATCATTAATAATATCAATGACTAATAACTGCATCCCATAACCATTTAATTGGCTACCTAATGCGTTAATTGCTTTGACTTTTATAAGTAGATGTTCTTTGATGGACTGTATTGTTTTATCCATGTTTAGCCTCCTCCTGATTTTGGGTAGGCTCTGCACTGTCGCTTCTTATTATACAGGAACTTTTATGTTTAGTCAATTAAACTTCTCGCTTTCGCTATGGCAGAGATATCATATAAACCATTCTTTACTGGTACATTGTGTTCTCTAACTATCTTATTAATCTCTACCTTTGATAGATTCATCCATAGACAAATGGCTTCTATATCTAGCCAAAAGGTTCTATTGGGATTATTCATAGCCAAGGCTAATAGTCTATACAATGTCCAGGATGTACGACATTTATGGCATCTTACTCCTGCCAATAGATTCTCTATATCTATGGCAATATGTGATCTGCATTCATCTGTTGGGCATGGTATTCTTCTAGGCTTCTCTGTGAAGTTCTTATTGATTGCCATACCTTTATTGTGTAGTTCTTTTACTGATCCCGCAAAATCCTCCAACCAATCCTGTTGGACTGTCCATTCAAGATGGGCTAGGTGGAATGAGACTGTTGCAGCAACCTCTTTCTCCACTGTTGCTTCTCTCTGCAGTAAGGCTGGAGGAGTAAGGGATCTTGCTCTACGGATAAGGGCTTCATACTTATGCAGCAGCCCCAGAAGTTCCTTACCCATAGAATAATCTAGTGCATTAACATTGAATCCAATTGATCTCTCTGTGCTTGGTGAGCCTGAGCCTGATCTTCCTGGTGTGACAAATCCAGCAGCACCTTGCTGTAATGCAGGCAACTCAGTCAATGCAGACTTCAAGGATGAGTAGCACTTCTTGCATACCTGTCCTGACTCTACATTAAACCTACATATTGCACATTGCATTGCTTGCCCCTATTTCTTTTCTAATTGATTAAACAGATCCTCAACATTATTAACACCTTTAAATTCTTGCTTGACTACATGTTCTTCTGCTGCTTCTTTAAACATTTCTTTTCTTTGATTAAGTTTATCTACCTTAATTGATAGAAACATTAGTATTACTGGTGCAATCCAACTTAAGAAATAAGCAGCAAGAATCCATCTAAGAACTCCTCTGCCTTTTGTCAAAGCAATAATTCCTGCACATGCCATCCAAACAAATTGCATCATTTCTTCTTCTCCCATTCTTCTGTTTCTACCCAACCAATTTCTTGTTGGGTCCTTCCACAAACGATACACTCTGTCTCGTCCTTTGATGCTGCCTTACAATCTTTACAATAGTAAATCTTGTAGATCACTCTTCAATGCCTTCTAACTCTTTTAACTTCCATGCTGGTATTGGCTTACCAAATGCTTGATAGTGCATATAAGCATAAGCCTCTGCCATTCTTTGCTTCTTCTCTTCTTCTGTGTACTCTTTAATAGTGTACATATGCTTGTCTCTCTTCTTGTCTACTTCTTGCTCTGCCCTTTTATTTTGCTGCCATTTTCTCATATATGCCTTCTTGCAGACCCTACACTCTGTATGAAGTCTAGCCTTATTCTTTTGCTGAGGACCAAAGAACTCATCAGTCAAAGGCTTTGTTATCTTACAGTTAGAGCAGGTTCTGTATTCCATTTATGCGTTGTCTATCCCTTGTGGTACTGAATCAGTAGGATTGTACAAGGCATGTAGCGCATTTAGTCTGCTGTGCATAGCAAGCATATAGTCAAACTGCTCATCAGTTGTGTTTGGCCAATCTGATCTGCTTGTGCTTGGAAGAATCATAACGCCTGTTTCAAGGAAGTTAACAATCTTCTGTGCTTCATAAAGCATTACTCCACTTTTAAGTACTGTGCTTGGATTTACTTGTTCTTG